GGGGCGCATGAGTACGAGGCACTCTACGCGTAACGCTGCTGCGCGCTGATCGGCTGGAAGGTGCGCAGCTCCTGCGCCGCCGCATAGCCGCGCACCGCGCGCCAGGCAGTGCGGAGACGTCCGATCATGCCGCGCTGCCGCGGGAGAATGAAGCGAGCGTCACCGGCGTCCGCCGCGTCGATGCGTTCTCGGCGGCGTACCCGGCTGCCAGCGTGCGGGCGAGCTCAGTGAGGCTACGATACTCGACGCTGCGCCCTTCGAACGAGACGCGGGTGGTGCCTCCGGCGAAGGCGTCGGCGAGCAGCCGCCAGCGATCATTCGCCGGACGTGCCAGCGCCCATGCGAGAATGACGGGATCGATCATCAGGGATCCTCAGCGAAGCCAGCCGCCGCGCGGTGCAAGCCACGTACTCGGGCGTGTCGTCCCAGCCTGCGCCGGTATCGGCGGGAGCGGAGCGATGTTCCCGCCGGTGGGAATCTCGCTCGTCACCAGCGGGGCGTCGGCGATCTGGCCGTGCAGCTGCTGCCAGAAGCGCTCGCCGTAGCGATCAGCGCCCAGCAGCCAGAGTGCGGCCCGTGCGAGCACGGCGCAGTCCAGTGCCTCGTTTCGCTCGCGCAGCTTCCCCCATTCTTGCCGCGCGAAGCCGCGGCGGTCCTTCACGGTGCGTAGCTGCTCGGCGACGAGCTGCTTCACCCACTCCGCCTCGATCGCCCGCGGCAGATGCACCCAGCCGGGCGGGAACTCGTCGGCGTCACCGCGGCCGAGCCAGAGGCGTCGATACAAGTCCGCCTTCCAGGTCGAGACCGAGACGGTCCAGAGCTTCAGCCCACGGCGCAGCTTCTTGCCGTTCACCAGCGCATCGACCGGCGTCGGCCCCTGGACCGGCTGCGCGCGGTTCCAGCCATCCACGCCCTTCGTGGGTGCAATTCGCGGATCCCGCAGCCGCCGCAGATGGCCATAGACGGCAGCGGTATCCCGGCCGCCGGTGTCGACGCAGAGTTTCGCCACCCGCATCGCCCCGCCGCCGTGGCGGGGCCAGTCGCGATTGAGCAGCACAGCGAGCGCATCCCATGGCTCTGCGTCGCGCGGGCTGCCGGGGATCACCACGTGGTCGACCAGCCAGGAGCTGTATCCCTCCGCCCAGGCCCACAGGTCGCACTCGAGCCGGTCGTCTTGCACATCGACGCCTGCGGTGAGCACGAGCGCCTCGCGGGGGACGACGCCGAGGGGAAACTCTTCCCGGCGCTCGACCAGGCGCTCCCAATCCGGCGCCTCGCCCTGCTCCTGCCAGGTCTCGCCAAGCACGGTGTTCTTGAAGGTCTTGAGGTCCTCGGGCTTCCCCTGCGCCGCTTCCCAATCGCGTGCGATCTGCTCCCAAGACAGCCAGCCAACCGGGGAGTACAGCGCGGAGATGTGAAAGCCAACGGTGTACGGGTCCTCTGCGGTCGCGGTGGCGTGCCACGCGCCGCCGGCCAGCATCGCCGTCTTGTGGTGCTCCTCGATCGGGTCGTCGCAGGTCTCGCAATAGTACCGCACTGATCGCGGCTCGCCCTTCTCCCAGCGAAGCCGCTCGAACCGCAGCCACTGCATCTCGCCGCAGTGAGGACACGGCACGAAGTAGCGCCGCTGGTCGGAGGCGGCGTACTCGCGCTCGATCCGGCTTCGGCCGGAGATGGTCGGCGTCGAGACCAGGAACGCCTTGCGCCGCCAGCCGAAGGTCCGGGCGCGCGCTTCGGCGAGGGCGATCGGGTCGCCTTCGCCTTCGACGTCGCCGGGATAGGCGTCGATTTCGTCGAGGAACAGGAACCGGGCCGTCATCGAACGGAGCCCGACCGCGCTGTTGGCGCCGGTCAGCACCAGAATGCCGCCGGGGAACTCCTTCGAGAGCAGCGTGTTGCCGCTGTCGCGCGCGCGGGAGGGCGCGACGCGCTCGCGCAGCACTGGCGTCTCCTCCACCAGCGGGTCGATCCGCTGGCGGCTGAACCGCTTGGCGAGCTCGACGGTCGGCTGCACCGCCAGCACTGGCGCGGGCACGTGGTGAAGGATGTACCCGAGCCAGCAATTGCCACTCTCGGTCGCGCCCACCTGCGCGCCCTTCATGAACACGACGCGCCGGGCGGGATGCACGGCGGACAGCGCGTCCATCACCTCGCGCAGATACGGGGTTCGGCTGGTCCTCCAGGGGCCGGGCTCTGACGACGCTCGCGAGCCGAGGATGCGATGCCGCTCGGCCCAGGCCGAGACGGTGAGCTGCGGCGGCGGGCGCAGCATGCCGCCCGCGCGCCGCCGCACATGCTCACGTGTCCGCGCCCCGATCTCTGCCACCGGCGCCGAACCCTGGGGGATCGAAGCGATCGGCGGCCTCCGTCAGCAGGTCGGTGATGTGCTGTTGCAGGATGGTCTGCAGCAGGTGTGGATCGATCCCGATCTCGGCGGCGATCAGGCCGGAGACGCGGGCGGGCCAGTTCAGCAGCGCGTCGCGCATCGTGCCGGCGATCTCATCGATCGTGGCGTTGGCCTCGGCGACGTCGAGCAGCCGGCGCTTGTTCTCATCGAGCGCAAGACGCTGCGCCTCAATCTTGAGCGCCAGCTGCGCGACCTTCAGCCGCGCGTAGGGCGTGCCCTCGGCACCGGCACCGCCTGGGGTGAGCGGCGAGCGTGCTGGATCAGCGGTCTCGACCAAGCGGCGGCGAGTCTTGTCGATGTCCCACCGGCCGTCAGGCTCTCGCGCGATCCGGTTGGTCTGCTCCGCCTTGCGCAGCGTCGTCTCCGTGACGCCGATGCGTCGGGCCGCCTCGCGGGTCGATGGGGTGAGCTCTGGCATGGCGGCGGACCTCCCGCCGCGCGCAGTAATCGGATCAGCGAGCGCGCCGCGCGCGTTGGCGGGCGTCGAGGAAAGCAGTGACGGCAGTGGGCCAGTCCAGATCGGCAGCAACGCCGATCGTGCGCACCGGCGCGAGCGTCACGCCACCACGGCCCCAGTAACTGCCGTCGAGAGTGACGACCCAGCCGCCGAGGCCCTGCGCGGCGAGCGCATCGCTGGTGGCGGCGATCTCTTCGTCCGTCGGTGCCACTGCCCGGTCCAGGGTGACGTGCCGGCCATCCTGCCCGAGCACGATCCAGCTGCAGGATGCGGGGGCCATCAGGCCCTCGCTTCGATGGCGCGGATCTGCGCCTTCAACTCCGCCAGGCGCCGGCGCCAGGTGGCCGCACCGTCGAGCGCATAGGCGCCGCCGTAGCGGTCGTCGCTGAGGCCCAGCCGCGTGGCGCGAGCGCGGACGAACCAGTGCTGCCAGGAGAGCCGCGCGTGCGCGGCGAGGCCAACCAGATTGGCGTGCTTGGCGAGGTCGTAGGGCATGAGGCATCTCCGTCCGAGGCGCGGGGCCAGTCCCCTGCGCGTGACGGACGCTTCGCGCTGTGCTTCGGCACAGCCAAGGCGAATGATGAGCAGCCGGACGCGGATTCCTGTGGGCAATGCCCGCCGCATCGTGCGACATCACGTCCACCACCGAGGATCGCGGAAGATGACGCAGCAGAGCGCGCCGAAGGACATCGAGAAGATGGTGTTCAACACCGCGAAGGCCATGGCGATCGCGGAGGGCGGCTACGTGACGCGCGGCGTCGTGAAGCTCTACATCGAGGACGCCAGGAAGGTGCTGCTGGACGTCGCGAAGTCGGCGAAGCGCCACAAGTGGACGGTCGAGGAATTGATTATGGCGCTCGATCCGCCGAAGCCCAAGCCGAAGCCCTGGGAGAAGTATCAAGACCCGCCGCGGCGCGGCGGATCCTGATCGCATTGCCGCAGTCGGCGTCAGCCGGCGATGCGGTAGATCGAGTAGGAGCCCTTCGCGCCCTCCTTGTTCGGGCCGACCTGGCGGATGCGCTCCAGCACCTCGACGGTGATGCCCTTGCGCTTCAGCCCGGCGAGGAAGCCGCGGACGGTGTGGCTCTGCCAGCCGGTGGCCTCGATGATCTGCGCGATCGTCGCGCCCTCGTCGCGGCGCAGCAGGGCGAGGACCGTCTCCTGCTTCGT